ATAGGTGCAGCGACTGTTCCACTGCGCTACCCAGAAGGCGTAGCGGTTTCTCACATCAGGGGAAACGTAGTTTAGGGCTGCTGAGAGCGAGGTATAGAAGCCCGCAAAGTATCCGCCCGCTTCCATCTCATTGCAAAAGGCTCGAATGAGCGAGTCGCAAAAAGCCCGTCCGCGGGCAAGCTGTGACTTTTCTTCCAAATCAAAGTAGATGGGATAGTCAAACTGCTTGCCGGAGAGCACCTGTTTGCAGATACGTGCTTCTTCGCGTGCCTCTCCGGCGCTTCCCGCATAGGAGTACCAATAGGCTCCCACATGAAGACCTGCCGCTTTGGCGCGGGCGTAGTTCGTCTCAAACCACTTGTCCTTTTGAGATAGTGCCGATCCGTAGCCTGCACGAATAATGACGAAGTTAATTCCGCTTTGTTTTACACGGTTAAAATCAATCGATCCCTGCCAGGTTGATACATCAATTCCTTTCATAGCCATAGTTATTTATCCTCCTTTTCTGCGCGGTCATGAAGCTGTGCCAAGACCGCCTTGAGTTTGTCCGGGACAGGAAGTCCCAGATGAGTCGCGTTTTCCACAAGCGAGAGTCCTTCGTTTGAGAGATAGAAGAAGATGACGGCCGTGCGAAGAATCGCGCCCTGTGTGATGACGTTGGTGTCAATGATGTTGGCAACGGCGACCAGAATGAAGATCACGACCTTTTTGGCGATGCCTTTAAAGCCGACTTCGCTTGAGAGCTTTTTGTCGGAGACGGCGCACATCATGCCTGTCACGTAATCGCAGATGACAAAGGCGATCAGCGCATAGAGAAGTCCGTCAAAGCCTCCTAAGTAATAGCCGAGCCAGCCTCCGATGGCAGCAAAGATAAGCTGCAAGGTGTTCCAGAATTCTTTCATGAGTTCACACTTCCTTTCTTGCCTTTATGAGGCATAAAAAATGCCGCTTGGAAAGCGGCTAACAAACAGATAGAAAAATAGAATCTATGCTTTGGAGATAAAGGTTATCGATCCGAGCAAGTTCAGCGGATAGGCCACAGGTCCCGGTATAAGAGCACCAACCACGCTATCGATTATAAAAGCCGGATAGTTTGCTGCGCCATCTCCATAAGCTATTGCCGTAGCAAAGCCGATGGAGGACTCATCTTCTGCGATAGGTGAAACGCAAAGCGGCTGCAATCCGTCCGTTGAGGTATTTTCCTTTACGGTGACGCTGAAAGATAAGACACAGATTTTGCCATATTTTTTAATTTTGCTCATATCGCTTACCACAACTTTGTCGGAAGGTGCAGTAAGCGTAAAGGCCTGAAACTCCGGAATTACAGATGTTAAGCGATGGTTCACCTTGGATAATTGGTCACTGACCGCTTTGGCATCGGCGGCCTGACCTTGCTTGGTAAGCGTAGGGTCAATCAAGACCGCTCCGGCGCCGGCGATAGCCTGATCCAGCTGTTTAAGCTTGGTGTCGATGTCCGTCCTGAGTTTCGTAAACGTCGTCTGACGGGTGCTTTCCTGAGCGGTGCGCGTTGTCTCGTTATGCTTGCGGGTTTCTTCCTGCGCGGCTCTTGTTATTTCTGCAGATTTTCTTGCGTTTTCCTGTGAGATGCGCGTCTTTTCTGCAGCTATCCGCGCGCTTTCCGCCGCCGTGGTGGTTTCCACCTGCGTGTTGATGGCGGCAATCGAGTCGTGGATGGCTCCGCGCACGTCTTTGCCGTAGACGGCCGATAAAATTTTACTGAGATAGGTCTTCACGTTGGCCATGTTCTTTTTCCTCCTTCCCGTCCGCTGCGCTGATCTGCTCGCTCATAAGGGCTATGCGCTGACCTTTTTCTTCTGAGAGCAAGGCTTCTATGAGGAGGTCAAGTAAAAAGCCGGGAAGCTCATACTTTCCGGCAGTTTGGTTGAGTGCGTATCTCAGTTCGTTTCTCGCTTTTTCAAGGCGCAGGATGAGGGGCAGTTCGTTTTCTTTCATAGCGCGCCTCCGAAGAGCTTCACGAAGAAGTCGATGATCTTTCTGAAATTGCGGGCAGCCGCAATGAGCTCAGAGGCATCCTTATCTGAGATTTCTTCGTGCTTGTCGGTGCCTAAGATGATCTCGATGGCTTTTTGCCACTCATCGTCTTTGATTGGAAAGACCGTATCATCCGGCTTTGTTGCTTCTTTTTCGTTTGACTTTTGTTCGATCAGTTCATGTTCGTCCATTGCTGTATCCTCCATGTTTAAAATGTTGCTTCAATCAAAATTCCATTTTTAAACCGCATGCGACATCCGTTTGACCAGCTGGCGACCGTACCGTCGCTGCTCATGGCATTGATCTTTACAAAATGAAAGGCTCCGTTGATGGCTCCGTCAGGCCAGCTGACATTTCTCAGTCGGTTATAGTGCATGTCGATGTCACATCCGGCATTTAACATCCCGCCGGAGAAGTTTCCGAAAGATGATCTGGCATAGGTCCAGACCATCTCATAACTGCCACCACCCGTAGGTTGCGCTGCCCATGTCATATAATCTCCGGTTCGCTCGAGGTCAAAGTTGAGGCCTGCAATGGTGTTGGAGCCGGCAAAGCCGTTTCCGCCGACAAGACCGAGTTCTTTGTTCTGGTAGTAGATGGAGAGCTTGCCATAGCCCAAACGGACTTTGGTATCCCCGGAAGAAGCAACGATACTGCCGTCAATATCGGCTCCTTTGGCGGTGAGGTGCCCATAAGTCGTGAGCTTAAAGTTCGGAGAATCCACCGAGAGCCTTTTGGCACTTAAAGCACCTGTGCTCATGTTCCAGCTGATGTTCCCGGCTCTGTCCTTTAAGGTTCCGGCACGAATCAGATCGGCATTTAGCGTGCCGGTCGTGATGTAATCGGCCACAATCGCACCGTTCATTGTGATGGCGGTGCCGTAATAGCCGTTGTAGCCGGTCTTGGAATAGCCCAGACCGTTCACGTTCCAGCGCCACACCTTTTTGGCTGTATTCTTGTCCGCCGTGTCCATGATGAGAATCTCGTTTTTGCGGGTCACGACGTGTCCGGTCGTAGCTGCTGTGATAAGCGCGGTGGCGTTATCCTTGGCAAGGCGAAGCGTGTCGGACTGCGTGGGAAGCCGCTCGATGCGCTCGACCAGTTCTTTTTTCTCGCTGATGCTTCGCTCAGAAAGACCTGCCTTCACTTCGGTTCCAAGTACCACCGTAGAGGATTCAGGGTGATCCAAAGCGATCGTAAGCTCCGTCAGCGGAAAGAACCTGTCCATGCCATGAGGAGGCGAGATGACACGAATACGATCTCCGATCTTCATCGCTTCCATATCGGCATGCACAAGATGCAGATCGACAGCGGTGAGCGTCAGGGTGACATCGGCAAACTGGCTGTCTTTAAGATATTTTTCCGCCTTCTTCTTTAAGTTGGCAGGTACAGAGACATTTTCGAAGCTCACGGTTTTGGTGACGATACCGAAGTTTTGAATGGCGGAAGGCGACTCCACATAAGTCTTACCACCGTTGACGCTCTTGATAGTGGTATATTCCTCAAGCGCGGCAATGCTTGATGTCTCAAGCCTTTTGCCAAGCGGAATCACACGGGTAGCGATGTCTTCTGCCAAAAGCGTGTCGGTGTAGTCAAGGAGGTTTTCTCCGAACTCAATCACCTGTGTGTTGGTGTTATCGGATTCTGCAAGATAGTCCAGATAGCGAATCTCTCCCACATGGCGCACACGAAGAAAGCCGCCCAAGCGTTTGACGAGTTTGTCGGTGATGGCATCCAAGGTGGTCTCCCAGTTGGTGTAGCGGTAAAGCGAGTCGTTGGGGTCGGTAACGGTGACCTGCCCGACCGTGAAGCGCTTATTGTGCGCGCCGTCTTTTGCCATCTGATTGTTGTGCTTGGCAATAAGCGTCTCAAGAAAAGCGCGGGGCGAGACATCATGAAATTCGGAAGGCTCCTGCACGGAGTCCAAAAGAAAGGCCAGTTCTCCTTCGCAGGTGATGCTCTTGGTGCCGTAAAAGTCCCGCTCAACCGATAAAATGCGGCCGTAAAAGAGTGCCACACCGTCACGCTCCACACGGACGGTGGAATCCAGTGCTTTGAGCTTTTCGTAGAGCGGATTGATCTTCGGTACGCGGGCAGAAAATGTGCCGGATTTTCCAAGCGCCAGCTCCAGCACCGGATCAATAAGAACAGCCTCATCATCGCCCGGTATATAGAGCACGTGCTCATCTAAAAACACTTGGTACATTAAAGGCTTCCTCCTCTCACAGATACGGTGACGGTGTAAGTTCCAAAAAAGCGCAGCGTGTCGCCGGATTCAGGAATGACAAGGTCGGCGAAACGATTTGTGCCGGCATGAAGCATCCACGACGTTCTCAGCTTGATGGAGTAGACGTAGTTTTTCCTGCCTTCGGTTTCTTGGTAGTTTCTGACATGAAACGTCGGCACCATCGGAACGTGCGATCCGGGAACAAGAAGGTCGGTATAAGAGCTTACGCTCACATCCCGATAGTCTCGGATGATGCCGCTTTCAAAGTTAAACGAGTCCCAAAGCCAATCCTCATCGCTTGCGGCAAGCTCCCATTTATACGGATCGCAGGCAATCTCCAGCTCAATTTGTCCCAAAGCGCGGGTGCGCTCAAAGTTTTTTACTTCGGCTCGGCCTTCAAAGTAGTATTCCGGCTCGGAGTCCAAGATGACCTTGACATGCTTTCCATGTATTTCGTCGAGGAAGGCTCGGAGCCTTCCTGCCCAGCTTTCGATCTTTCCGATGCCGCCAAGCGTAAAGGAGAGCGTGCGTCCTTCGTATTCGCATCGTCCCGTCAGAGCCTCTGTGAGATCGAGGCGCTTGGATGATCCGGGAATCTCAACGATGAGTGTTTTAGGCTTTGGCATACCGACCACGTCGGTGTTGGATACGACAAGCCCGTAATTCTTCCACGTGTGTTTGCCGTTTAGAGTGGCTCCAAAGCCTATGTTTTGGTTCATTTCATCCTCCTTCCTACGTAAGCGGCGCGTCTTCCCAAGGCTCCATCCAGTTTTGGTGTGAGTGCTCCGACCAGCGCACCGGAGTCCAGTACGATGTCTTTTTCCGAATTTCCGGCGATGATGGCGAGGTACTTTTCCATGAGTGTTGTGTCCCGGGCGGCAAGCATGCCTTCGAGCTTGTCGTAGAAAGACTTGAGCGGCAAAATCGCCTCCGATCCCGCTTCGCCTCCCGCCATAAGGGCACTTCCGTTCATGCCGAAAAGGGTCGGTCTCGTCATGATGCCGCCTTCCTTGTACCAGTCAATGGAAAGGTGCGGCACTCTGGGCGGCACGATGGAAAAGCCGCCGGAGATCGAAAAATGCGGCAGCTTGATATGCGGAAGCTCGATGTGAAGGCCGGAGAAGAAGCCTTTGATCTTATCGATAATGCCTTTGATGGTGTTTTTAGCCGCTTCGATCGGTGCGGTGATAGCGGACTTGATGCCGTTCCATACGGAGGTGGCCGTGCTCTTGATTCCGTTAAAGATGTTTGTCACGGTAGACTTCACGCCGTTAAACACATTTAAGACGGTTGACTTAATCCCACCTACCACACCGGAAATCATGTTTTTGATGCCGTTCCAGATACTGGATGCCGTGGTGCTGATGGCCGTGAAAACCGAGGAGACCGTGTTGGACACAGCACTTACGGCTCCCGTGACAACAGACTTGATTCCTTCCCAGATGCCGGTGAAAAAGGAGACGATCCCGTTCCAGGTGTTCTCAAAGAAGGTCTTGATCGCCGTCCAAACCTCGCTCCAGTTCGTGCCAAACCAGCCTAAAACGGTGTTGGTGACACCGACCAGCGTCTCCCACGCGGCCGTAAAGATGCCCGAAATTGCTGTCCAGATACCGGAGAAGACTTCCTTGATGCCGTTCCACAGCTGACTCCAGTTGCCTGTGAAAAGCCCTGCGAAGATGTCAAAGATGCCCGTCAGGATATCCAGTGCGCCTTGTAAAATCGCGGCAATTGCTGAAAAGGCGTTCTCAAACACCGGCGCCAAAAGCTCGGTGAAACCGTTCCAAATGGCAGATACCAGCTCGCCGAAGGACTGAAAGTCAAAACCTAAGGCGTTGATGCGTTCGGTGATGCCGGATGCGAAGTTTGAAAAAGCCTCCTTGATGCTGTTCCACGTGCCGATAATGGAATCCCTGAAACCTTCTGAGGTGTTCCACAGATGCACAAAAGCGGCAACCAGTGTGCCGATGATGGCAACGACTACCACCACGGGAGCGGAGATGCCGCCGATGGCAGCTCCTATTTTGCTCATGAGACCGGACATGCCGCCCATCTTGACCATGAAGCCGGTGACCGCTTTTCCTACGCTTGAAAAGGTCGTGATAAGCGATCCGATCGATGAGGTCAGCTTACCGATCACAATCAGTGCAGGCCCCAAGGCGGCGATAAAAAGTCCGATTTTGATGATGGTGTTACGCGTTCCTTCGTCCATGCCGTTTAACTTGTCAACGAAGTTTTGAAGCCAGGTGACGAGTTTTCGGATCGTAGGCATTAAGGCATCACCGATGGAGATGGCAAGTTCCTGCAGCTGACTTTTTAAGATGGTGAGCTGTCCGGGAAGGTTGTCCTGCATGGTTTCTGCCATCTTTTCTGCCGAGCCGTCACAGTTGTCGATGGCGGAAGACAGCTTTTCGATGTCGGCAGGGGCAGCGTTCATGAGGGCCAGAAAGCCGCTCATGGCGTGCTTTCCGACTAATGATTCTGCCGCCTGTGCCTTTTCGGACTCGGAAAGTCCCGAGAAGGCCTCCCGGCAGTCGCCCAAGATGCCGGAAAGAGAGCGCATGGAACCGTCCGCATTGGTCGTGGCCACTGTGACCTCACCGATGGATTTTCCTGAAATGGTGAAGTCCTTGCTGAGGTTGGTCATGACGGTACGAAGGGCGGTGCCCGCCTGTGTGGATTTGATCCCGGAGTTTGCCATAAGGCCGATGGCCTCTGCGGTATCTTCAGCGCTAAAGCCCAAGGCGCCTGCAATCGGGGCGCAGTATCTAAAGGTCTCGCCCATCATGGAGACGTTGGTGTTCGCATTGGACGACGCCGCGGCGAGGATATCGGCAAAGTGTCCGGAGTCTTTCGCGGAAAGCCCAAAGGCGGTTAAGGCATCGGTCACGATATCGGAAGTGAGGGCTAAATCTTCTCCGGATGCGGCGGCAAGGTTCATGATGCCGTCAATACCGGAGATCATGTCTTTCGATTTCCAGCCGGCCATCGCCATGTAGTTCATGGCGTTAGCCGCGTCGGTGGCGGAGAACTTCGTCTTTTCGCCCATCTCACGTGCTTTATCGCGCAGGGCCTGAAAGTCCTCTCCGGTAGCTCCGGATATTGCAGAGACCTTCGACATCGCTTCATCGAAGTCACCCGCGGTCTTGACCGCCAGTACGCCAAGTCCTCCCACGGCAAGAGAAACCGGCATGATCTTTTGCCCCGCGCCCGTGATAGCGTCACCCGCTTTAGTGAAAGCGGCTCCTGCCGCATCCATCTTGGAAAAGACTGCGTTGGTGTTGATTGCTTCCTGCTGCAGGCCTTTAAGCTTTTGTTCGGTTTCGACAATCTCACGCTGCAGTGCGTCGTATTTGTCCTGGCCGAGGTCTCCCGACTCCAGCTGTGCCTTGGCTTGTTCCTGGGTTGTCTTTAAGGTATCAAGCTTTTCTTTGGTTGCTGTGATGGCGTTTTTCAGCATTTTTTGCTTTTGCGCCAAAAGCTCCGTGTTTTTCGGATCGAGTTTTAAGAGGCGGTTGACATCTCTTAAGGAGGACTGCGTTGTGCGGATGGTGGAGTTCACTTGTTTTAAGGCTTTATCCAGTCCCGTGGTATCTCCGCCGATTTCCACGGTGATGCCTTTGATGCGTGAGGCCATGCGTCCTCCTTTCTTGAACAATAAAAAAACACCTCATCGGGTGCTAAAAGCGGTCAAAATCTTCTTGTGTGGCAAGCCGCCTGTAACTTGCACTGTCGTTTGCTTTTTCCGTCCACATATCGAGAAGCAGCCCGATGGAGATGAGATCCATGTCCACAATGGGAATGCCGATCTGACAGGCACGAAGTAAGAGAAGCGGCGTGGTCATTTCCCGCTCGCTTCTTATCTGCCTTTTTTTGGTGAGACCTCCGTCTTTAAGTTCTCACCCCAAAGGGAGAGGATTTCAGGAAGTACCTGATAGATGGAAAACATCTCAAAGCCGTCCAGCCACTCTTCAATGGAAGCGGGCACGCTTTTGTCTGCGTGCAGCGCCATGATGTAGGCGACGTTTTCAAAAATCTCTAAGTCTTCAACGGGAAAGCCGCCGTCCTTATCTTTCTTGCCCTGATAGCTTTTTTCGAGCTTGGCTAAGTCTTTAAAAATATCCCGTCCGAACTTGGCTCGGTAAAGGCGCGGGATAGCAGCAGACGAGCGAAACTTTACGGGTACACCCGAAACGTCAATGGTCTTTTCAATCATGGTTATTTTCCTCCTGCCGGTGTGCCTGCCTGCGGCACGTAGACCGCCTTATACCAGTTCGCATAGGTTGCGGCATCGGTGGAATCTCCGGTCTTGGCTTTGACAAGGCCGTCCGATCTTGGATCTGCGGTAAGAGACAGGGTTTCCGTTCCCGGCTCAATGGTATCTTCTTTGGTTTCCGACTCGATGGAAGGACGAGAGGCCGTGCAGTTATATAAGGCATGGCGGATCGCTTTGATGTCGCCGTCAAACTCAAAAAGCAAAGCGAACTTTACTGACTCTGCGGTATTGGAGTTTTCGACCAGCACGCCTTTGGAATCGAGGGTCTCCTGCAAAATCTCGGTGCGAAACCACTCAGGGATTAAGGCAATTTCCAAATCTCCGGAGTAGCCGTTGTTGGTGACGGTTCTAAAGTAGACAACGCCGTCGGCATAAAAGGGAGAAGATTCGCCTTCCGCGTCAAGCGACAGCGAAACCGCGCCAGGGATGGGTTTTGGTGTTTCGTACGTAAAGGTGGATACGCCGTTCGAGACGGTTTCTGCCATCTTGGCGGCATAGACGTTTTTAATGTTGTATTTGACTTTGTTGTTTTTATTTGCCATGTTTCATCATCCTTTCAGCTCAAATGAATAGGAAACTTCGTAGAGGTCTTCTGCGTTGATATAGACTTCGGCCTTGTCGAAAAACTGATCGTGGCGGATAAGAAGGTCTTCGATTCTTTTTTCGAGCGCACGGTCTTTTTTGTCGGTGTAAAGCTCCAGATAAAAGCGGTTCACGGGAAAATACACCTGACCGTCTGCCGCAAAGTTATGCGACTCCGGCGTTACATAGCAGATAAAGGGCGGAGCAGGTGCCTGACCTTCTTCGAAGTGGTCGTAGGCAAAGGGAAGTCCGACCTCTGTCAACATTTCTATGATTTCATCCATCTTTGATCATCCTTTCGATCTCTTTCATAAGCTGCTCCTCACCGATTGTCTCGGCGGGAGCGATATGAGGAATTGCCCTCGTCCTGCCGCCGTTCCGTTTGGCGTGGCCGTGTTCCAAGAGGTGTGCCAGCTGGTAGCGGTTACGAGAGTAGACCGTCACCTGCAAGGCATGGGAGGACTCGGAAGTTTTCTTTTGCGTCCAGCTTTTTTGATAGTCGCCGTGCTTTTTTGGCGCATGCGCCTTGATTTCTTTTTTGGTGGTCGTTGCCGCTTTGGTGACGGCTTGCTTCATGCCTTCCGTTGTCGTTTTGGCATAGGCGTTGAGTTCTTCCATCACGGCATCGACAAGGCCGGAGATTTTGACTTTTCGGCTCATCAGGTTCTCTCCTTTACGCAGAAAAACTTGATCGCTCGCTTCCTGAAAGACAGGTGGTCAATTTTTTCGATGTCGTAGGCGCAGCCCTGAAAGACGATGCGAAAGTCTGTCGTGCTCATCGCTGCCGTTTTCTTACACCACCTGACCGTCACCGCCATGTCCGCCTTCTCCACTTCAGAGGCTGCGATAAAGACTTCGCGCCCGCCTTCTCCTGAGATGGTGGCGGCACAGGTGTAGTCGTCTTTCCACGTTTCGATTTGGTTTCCGATGGCATCACTTTCCACGGTTCTTTTTTGGAAGGTGACGGTGACATTGAGAAGAGCGATATCCATATCAGAAGCTCACCTGCCTTTCTCCGAAAAGAAGAGCGCGAAGCGTCAAGGTGAGCGCATGGTGATCGGCTTCTTCTCGGTGTTCGTAGAGATAGGCCACCGTAAAAAGCACGGCAATGCGCCCGTTTTCAAAAGAAGAGAGGTCTTCGGTGCGTGCCACGTTTTTGACCAACTCGGTGGCAGAGGGTATGAGCGACTCGATGAGTGCGTCATCGTCGTCAAAATCCACGCGGAGATAGTTTTTCACGTCTTCAAGGCTCAGCATGCTTCCTCCTTTCCTGCAAGGAAAAGGCGACTCCCTCGTATAAAGAGAGCCGCCTTATGGCTAAGACGTTTATTTTTACGCACCGGCTTTGAGAATCTGCACGGCCTCGGGCAAGATCAGTTTTCCGTCCACACGTTCTTTGGCAACGTAGCCCACCATGCCGTTTCCGGCAAAAAGCTCACGAAGTTCCTGAAAGCTTCTGGTTCCGCGGTCTCCGATGTTGTAATAGGAGAAATCCCCGAAAGCCACGCCGGCTTTTCCTGTCTCCAAAACAGGGCAGAAGGCAGAGGTCTTAACCGGATAGCCGCAAAGACGGTCCGGTTCTCCCGCCTGATAGCTCGGCTGCCAGATGTAGGCCTGATTGTTATCCTTGAGCTTTCGAAGGGCGGCAAGCGTTGCGTCATTTAAGATAAACGCGGCGTTTTTGCGGTATGGGCGCTTCAAAGAGTAGATGAGCGTCAGGATATCGTCAGTTTTAAGCGCGGTACCTGTGAGTGTGACGGAAACCTCTCCTCCGCCGGTTGCGGCAAAGATGCCAAGCGGCTTGTTTTTGCCGTCGCCGTTTAAGAAGGCATCTTCTTCCGCGTTACCGAGTGCTTTGCCGAACTGGTCGATGATGTAGCTTTCCAAATTGAAAGCATTGTCGTAGAGCAGTTCTTCGGTAACCTTGATCGCTACATGAAGCTTATGGGCATCGAGCACCACCTGATCAAAGGTCGCCTCACCGAAACTTAAGGCCTGACCTTCCTCGATCCATGCCGCGGCAGGCTTGGTAGCCGCGATATTGATCTTGTGTTCGCCGGACGTGGTGATGGTCGTGGCGAGGCTTCGGAAGATATTCTCTTCGGTCAGCTTGTCAATGAGGCGGCTGTCCCATTCTTCAGGTACCAGATAGCCGCCATTTTCGTCTTTGCCTTCTTCCAAGATGTTCGAGATACGCTTAAAGCCGCTTCGCAGGGCAACGAGCATATCCTTGGCATAGGAAGAGGAGGCACGTCCGTGCTTTTCTTCCGTCTCTGTGGAAAGCACGGCCGGTTTTGCCGTAAGCGGCGTACCGAGCGGCTCGCTCATCTTGTCTTCGATGTCCTTTTGACGGCACATGCGCTCAATTTCTGTGCTGTAGGCTTCGATCTCGGCTTCCATCTTGTCGTAAGCCGCTCCGTCTTCAGCGCTAAGCAGTCCGTCTTTGTCTCGATGGGATTCCAGAAAAGCCTTTGCGGCCTCCCAGGTCTTGGCACGTTTGTTCAAAAGTTCAGTAATCGTCATGGTAGGTTTCCTCCTTAAATAAAGTGTTTGATAAGATCAAGGCGTGTTTCCAAGTCCTTGACTTTGTAGCGGTGGGTAATCGGTTCTGCCGTTTGGGCAGGCGTTTTTGCCTCACAGGCCGCCGCATAGTCACAGAGCTTTTTATTGATGGCGGCTGCGACCTTGCGGCGTGAAAAGAGCATCGGTGTCTCCGTGAGGCTTTCAGATTCTTTTTCGTTTAGCACGGCACTTTCACCATTTGTAGGATCTTCGTTCTCGCCTTGCGGATAGAGATCCTGCCTTGATGTGATGCGGTCGGCAAAGTGCAGCTCTATTGCCTTTTCTGCGTTTATCCAGGTCTCTTCATCCATGAGTGAAGCGAGCTTTGCATGAGAAAGACCGCTTTTTTGCTTGTAGGCACCGATGATGGATTCTTTGACCTCGGATAACATCCCGATGGCACGCTGCATATCCTGTGTATCTCCGATGGCCACGGTGGATGGGTTATGGATCATGAGCATGGAAACAGGACTCATGAGAATCTCATCTCCCGCCATCGCAATGACTGATGCGGCGGATGCCGCAAGACCGTCAATTTTGACCGTCACCTTGCCTTGATAGTTCAAAAGCAGGTTATAGATCTGAGCGGCCGCAAAGCAGTCGCCTCCCGGTGAGTTGATCCAGACGGTGATGCTGCCTGTGCCGTCATCAAGTTCGGATTTAAAAAAAGCCGGTGTGACTTCATCGTCAAACCAGCTCTCCTCGGCAATCACGCCGTCCAGGTATAAAGTTCGTGTTTCATTTTCGCTTGGATCGGGACTTTTGTTTTTCGTCCATCTCCAAAATTTCTTCTGTCGGTTCATCGGTATCCTCCTTGTTTTTCGTATAAGCCGATCCCGCATCGGCAAGCTTCACGACATTGCCGTTTAAGACATGCAAATCGCCGCCATCTTCTTTTGAGAGCAGATCCATATCTTCTAAGCGCCTCACATCGTTGACCGAGAAGATGCCGTTTTGTATGCCGGTGGCATAACCTCGCATGCGGCTCTCATAATCGCCTCGCAAAATCCCGTCCACGTTAAAGCGAATGAGATAGTCTTTCTTTTGTTCGGGCAAAAGAAGCGAACGCTGCATGGACTCCTCAAAGCGCACGAGCCACGGACGCAGGGTGTAGGTCACAAACTCCAGCGACTGGTGCTCGATATTGGAAAAGGTCGCATGTTCGAGATCTCCGATCATATGGGGCGGCACGCGGAAGATGCGGGCAATCTCATCGATTTGAAACTTCCGCGTCTCAAGAAACTGCGCGGCTTCCGGTGAGATGGAAATCGGCGTATAGGTCATGCCTTCTTCCAAAATGGCGACCTTGTTGGAGTTCTGCGATCCGCCAAAGCCCTGCTCCCAAGACTGGCGGATCTTTTCCGGGTCTTTCACCACGCCGGGCATGGATAAGATGCCAGATGGGTTTGCGCCATTTTTAAAGAATGCCGCACCGTATTCTTCGGTGGCCATTGCCATGCCGAGAGCGTTTTTCGCCATCGCAATCGGGCTGTATCCGACAAGACCGTCAAAGCCGAGGCCCGGAATATGGAGTACCTCAGAAGGAGAAAGCCTTACCCTTCCGTTTTTAAGCGTTGGAGCATCGCTTTTACTGACCTGATATTCATAGTAAAGAGTGCCATTTTCATCCCGGTCAACCGTCATTTTGTTGGCCATGAGCGGGTATAGGGCGACAACTTCACCTTTGCCGTTTCGGATAATCTGTGCGTAGGCGTTGCCCCACAAGAGCAGATGGCACATGAGGGTTTCTCGGAAGATAAATGAGGTCATCTCCGGATTCGGTTCATCGTGCAGCAAAAAGTAAAGGGAGCTGTCCGTCGCTTTCTCTTTGCCGGCATTTCCTTTGAGGCGAAAGAGATGAAGCGGAAGACCGGCGACCGCCTCAGCTAAAACTCTTACACAGGCATAGACGGCAGTAATCTGCATGGCAGAGCGCTCCGTCACCGCTTTTCCCGATGTAGTGTGCCCGAAGTAAAAGCGAAAGGCAGAGCCGGCGGTTTGATCTTTCGGCTTATCTCTTGAATGAAAAAGTGACTGTAAAAATCCCATAGGCAAAATCTCCTTTACAAAAATAAAATGCCGCGGCTGTCATAGACTGACTCGCTCGTGTCGCATCCCATGCGGATCGCTCGGTCAAGTGCCATTACAAGTGCAACGGCACCGTCGACTTTCTCGGTGGATTTGGCTTTGTCGATTTTGATATTTCCAGCAGGATCGGTTCGGATGAAGATGTTATCCATCATCCAGCGAAGGACGGGTTGTCCGCCGTGTGCGAGGCGATGGGAAAGCACGAGGTTCATCAGCTCTTTGGTGGGAGGCGACATGGAGGCAAAGCCCTGTCCGAATGGAACCACCGTAAAGCCGATGTTCTCTAAGTTCTGCACCATCTGAACGGCTCCCCAGCGGTCAAAGGCAATCTCCCGAATGTTGAAGCGCTCGCCTAAATGCTCGATGAATTTTTCGATAAAGCCGTAGTGGATGACATTTCCTTCCGTAGTCTGCATCGCACCTTCTTTGATCCAGATGTCATAGGGCACATGGTCACGGCGCACTCTTTGTTC